CAGTGTGTAAGAACCTACGCTTGTGATTAGGAACACATTGTCCATCTTCTTATTCAAATAATCGTAGAATCCTTTGTTTGTGCGTGACGTATAGTCTTCATCGGCAATTACCATTTCCGGATATTCACCTTCCAAGAAGATGTCACCTGTTGAGAATGTGATTGAACCCTCTTTGTTTTCCGTAGTTTTCCACACTTTCGGAGTGAGATAGGAAAGATTGCACACTATCCTTTCTCCTTCACGCACCTTAAACGGTACATGAAGATTAGCTGTATCAGCCGTATCCAAACCAGTTTTGGCAATATTGGCTGCCTTATCCGTAATAAGTGTGACTCCGGATATAACATGAGGATACCAATATATGGCATCACTCTTGTCAATGTATTTGTTGAATACAGTCACAGTCTTGTCATACATCGGTATCCCCTCCTTAATAGAATTCTTTTCCACATTCCTTGCACTTCCATACATGATGCGTCTTGTACTCATGGTATCCGACCTCATCGAGGAAAGTTGAAGAATATGTCAATTTTTCATGTCGGCACATTAACCGCTTAAGCCATCTAAATACCAGCATAGAGTAGGCACACTCCTTCCTTATCTGCAACTCCTTGCAGATACTCAGAAGCCACCTGTCGAATCAGAATAGCTTCCACTTTCTTATCCATTGACGCTCGTGCATAGATGCTGTCGGATGCTCCGCTAGTCCCAGTTGCAAAGCTGATACTTTCAGCACCTGACGTAATGGACGATACTTGCTTCTTACTCACTGTACCATCAGCGTGTTTAATCACACCTACAGTGTCCAGTGATGCTTTTCTGATTGAGTCGATCTGATACAGAACTTCTGCAATCTCACAGACAGCTTTCTGAACCTTTGCATTAGATTTCTTGTCTTCCGGAAGACCATCTTCTAATCTACCAAAGGTGATTCTGTCCAAACGTTCGCTTGCTCGTTCTGCATACTTAGAAAACTCTTCCTCTGTCACGGCATCTCCAAAATATTTAGTTGTATAGAACTGATAATCTGTGTATGCCATGTCTGATCTCCTTACTCTTCTTTGCTTGCTGCCTTTTTCGG